CCCGTTCCGTGACTTACTTGCGTCCTGAATGTATCAGGATGAACGTTATGTGTTAATACTAACACAGTCTTACTATATAGTCAAGTTTATTTGTAAAACGTGATACAGTTTTCTATTCTTTTAACATTTCATCTCTAATTCTTCTTGCTTTTTCATTAGTATCGCATAATTTGACCATCCAAATGCGTTCTTGTAGACTGACTTCACCATCAGTGCTTATCATGCGACAACAAATGTCAATTATTTGATTTTTGTAATTGGTACTGAGCATTGTCCAAGTGATTAAGTTGTAGAGAATTTTTAACATGTTCTATTGCTGCTGGTAGTATACCATATTCCATTCTTTGAATGGCCTTTGTCAGTGATTCTATATCATCATCGGGTAATATGGGAACCTTTCCTTGAAGAATTATTTCACCACCATCCAGTTCCTCATTCACATAGTGTACTGTACATCCTGTTTCTTTATCACCTGCTTCCATTGCTCTTTCTACTACATTTAATCCTTTATACTTTGGTAGTAATGATGGGTGTACATTAATGATAGGAGCAGGGAATGCATCAGGGTTTTTAATTACTCTCATATATCCTGCAAGAACTATAAGATCAACTCTCCATACCTTAAAGAGTTCTATCATCTTCTCTTCATCTTTATGCGGGACTCTTACATGAGGGATTCCCCATTTCGCTGCTCGTTTGACAGCACCGCATTGTTTAGTGTTGTGTATCATCAACACAACCTCATGCTTATTACATGATGGATTGGTAACTATGTTCTCGAAGTTGGTTCCGTTACCAGAACACATAACACCTAGTCTCATTCTTGTAACTCGTCTAATCTATATGGTGAATAATTAGGTTTCTCATGATACTCTTTTAAGGCTTCCAACATAATTCCTTTCAACTCTATCCTTTCTTTCTCAGTAAAGATAGGTAATGGTGGTGGATTGAATGGTGGATAGATTGGATTACCATCAGCATCACGAGGATATACATTATCTGTACATCCCTTTACTGCTTCACCACTCATCCCCTGAGTATCAATCTTTTCCATCCAATGGCCTCCCACTCTTATCAACTAGTCCAAGTTTTTTTACCTCAGATAGATTAGATTTTTTACGTCTTTTAATCTTCTTATATTCTTGAAGGAGTTTCTCTACCTGATCTATAGGTATGTTAACTGTTAAATCATCATCTTCCTTTGCAACAAACCCTTCTCCTTTTAATCCTTCACCTGCTTGACCAGAATCCACATACTCATTAATGTTCTCTTGTATTTCATCACGAATAAGTGCATTTATTTGAGCACGAAGTTCGTCATCACTTAATTCTTGTTTCATACCTTCCTCCTTTTCTTTTTCTCAGGTGGTTTTAATCCCCAAAGATTAGGTCTTATAGCACCAGCACCGTAATCAATTTTCTGAACTGCATCTTTACCATACCTATCATAGTACATATCAAAAACATTCACCATCTTCTCTGAACGAGTCACATCTAAATGTTCTTTACCATCTACCACATATAGTACGTTAAATGCATCGGTAGGAAGACTCTTATCTTCTGCCTTTTCTCTTGTGGTCTTCTCTAATATAATCTCACACCAATAATCAGAGGGTTTGAATTTATCCTCTGGTTTTTTTGGTGCTATTGCTTTTTCAGTTGTTTCAGTTGTCATATTTAATTACCCCCAAGTCATATTAGGAAATGCTTGTTTAACATTATCAATTGTAATGTTATACTTGGTTCCCAAATCCTTATCCTTAGTTAAGATAAGAACTTCTGCTTCTCTTGGATGCAATCCACGTAGAAGATTAATGAACATCATTTCTCTACGAGTAGAATTAAGAGTATCATTCCCACCCTTCACAAAATGATAAAGATTTGCCCACTCTCTACGTAAAGAAGTCTTTCCTCTACCATCTAAGTCCTGACCAGTTGCTGATTCGCCTCCTGCTGCCTCCCTAGCAATGTTTTCTGATAGAGAACCTGAGTACATATCCTGATCCTCTGCATCGCCGTAGGGAACCTCTCCTGGTGGTAATAGACTTACAATAGTATTATCAAAGTTCCATTTCAAAATAGATTTAAGAGCATCAAACTCATGTGCTTGAAGTGCTTTGACCTTATTAGCATTACCAATCTGTTGAGATGTAAGATCTAATACTTCAAATACAAAAGGAAGTTTAGGTAGAGAAGTGATAGCAGGAGGTGCTTCTACTGATACCGTTTTCTTTGCTCTGGGTTTTCTAGTCGTCTTCTTCGTCGTCGGGGTTGTCATGAGTTTCAATTCTTAGGGCTAAAATTTCATCGGGAACTAATTGTCCATTGGCATCAAACATTTCTGGATGAGTGTACACCACTTGAGGAGTAGTTTCATATGAATGCTGTCTTGCCATCCATCCTATCATACCTCCTACCATAATTGCAAGGATAGACACTAATGTCATAAGTGTCAACGTTACTACTAATGTTTCTGACATGGCACTCCTCCAAAGAGTTTATTTTTTTCTGATGTCCAAGTAAAAATTAAAGTGAAAGATAATCTCTCTATTCCATAGTGCAATTAACTTTCCAAATTTTACTTGAAATGTTTTTGGTGGGTCTGGTTTTTTCCTCCTATTTCTTAACAACAATTCCACGCCCCGATTAAGTTCGGGTTTGTCATTATTTAGAATCTTTTTTTCTTCTTCCTGGTCTTCTGTCATGCTGATACCTCACTGCATCTTCAAGGATTTTTCCTAAGTATGCCACTATTTTTCTTGCCTGAGGTTTTGGTATGTGACCATATGCCTCACGCAATTGTTTATGATCATTATCCGATCCTCCTTTAATATACTCTTGCAAATCTCTTACTTCATTAGCAAGTTCATTTGCAGTAGAACTTTGAAGGAAAGCATCCACTTCATTCTTTTTTGTTTTACGATACTTTAAAAACTCATAGAACTTAAGTTGCATCTTACCTTGGTAAGCAAACTCAAGGGCATGTTCTATCATATCGTATACAGTTTCAAAGTCGTCAACTTTTTTCATTAGACTAATTTCTTCTCCTTTAAATACTGAACTGTTTCGGTGCAACCACCAAGATTAGTAGAATCTATAACCACTTGGGGGAAGGTAGTTCCCTCACCAAACTGACCATAGAATGATTGTTTATCAAAATGCTCATCTAGTTTATAAACAACATGCCTTAACTTTGCTAACTCTAACACCTGTACCACTTTTGTACAATAAGGGCATCCATCTTTAGAATAAACAGTAAAATTCATATTACTTGTAATTGATTTAATAGTTACACTTAATCATTTATCATTTTCTTCTTTCTCATCTTTCATCTGTTTTATGATACGATCATATTCCTTTGCACCTTCCTTATAAGATTTCTTCATATCTTCAATGTCCCAGTCCAAAACATCCTCATCAGGCTCTAAGTTTCCGTGCATTACTTTTTACCTCCTTGATGTATCACAAATCCAAAAGATTGTGAAGTGTTTTCTTTAAGATTTATACCAACGTCATCACAATAATCAGTGATAGCAACATCTGCTTGCTCATAGAATGAATCTAAATTCATATTACGACGTAGATCATTTGCTATCTGATCTACATGTTCTGCATCTAACTCTTGTCCATTAGGTCTATCTCTAACCATTTGATTGAGATTAATTAATAGTTTACAATCATTGTTAATCATTAATGATCACCCCTAAGTGAAATAATAATGCGATTATTCTCATAATCCGCAGTGAATTCAAGTTCTACATCAGTTGGCCACATAAGTTCTTCATACAAAGCATTGAGTCTATCCATGTCTTCATAAAGGTCGTTGATATGATGATGATCTTCATCCATTAGGTTGAAATCAGGCTAACTTTAATTAGTATATATTGAAATTACCATTCTTGCAAGTCACCAGTCAGGATATTTCCAATCTCCAATATCAATCCTTCTTTTCGTTGTTATTCTTTTAACAGTACATTCCTTACACTCATACGAATATGACGATAGAAGGTTCATGTTTTTACGAACACGATAAAAACCATTCAAAAGATTTTTTCGTTCATTACAGACCCGACAGACCCTCTCTTCAAGAAGAAGATGACCTAACTTCAACTGCTTGTCTAAATCCATGCATAAAAAAAGACCCTACACTAGTTAGGGTCTTATCTATTTTGTAACGATCAGTTATATTTAAAGTGCATTACCACGAGGTAATACTTCCTCTGGGAACAC